GTCAAGGGACGCGGCCGCGAGAGCGGTGCCGGCGGTGAAGTCTGGCGGTGTAGGCATAGGGTCGCTCCGAGTCTAGGCGAGGAGGTCCGTCCCATCGAGGAGGGACTCGTCGAGGATGAAATACGACGACCAACGGGACGAGCCGAGGATGCGGGTCCGCCAGTCCCCCGGCGTGATCTCGTGCTCGATCTGTTGGACGAGTTGCTTCTGGGTGAGGTTCGTTCCGACCGGTTCCGGGACGACGACCGTGATCCGATCCAGGAGCTCGAGGCCGAGGACGGTCGCCCATTGGGAGGTGCTCAACGCTTGCCCGAGCTCGACGGCGGACATGATGAGCCGCGGGAGTTTCCCGTACCCGACAAGGTACGACCCGAGGTCGGTCACATCCGCCAGAGTGGAGAGGCTCGTGTCGTAGGAGTCCTGGCAGACGCCGTAAGCGGTCACCGAATCCGAATCCTCCACTCGGTACGTTGCGTCCCCCGCCCAGCCGATCTCGAGAGTGTTCCGAATGTTGTCCGCCGACCAGTAGTAGGACATCTCAGTCCCGATCGGTATCCCGCCGGCGCCGAACGTGGCCTGGTTAGTGAGGCTGTTCCCTTCCTGGAAATAGGTTCGGCTGGTCATAACGAGCCGGCCGGACTTGTTGACGTAGAGCTCGCCGCCTTCGGAGTCGGCGGTGAGTTGGAGTTCGGCCTTGACGAAGGCGCCGCCGGGGGTTAGGTCGGCGACGGTCCCGGCGGGGTAGACCGGGGTGTCGCATAGGGCGCCGGAGAATGGGGTTGTGGCGCGGATGCGGTCGAACCGGGCGGAGGTTGTCTCGGTGAGGACGTTGTTCCCGAGCTGGAAAATTGTCCGGAGTTGGGTGGTGGTGAGTTGTGTGTTTCTCCAGGCGGCGATCTGTTGGTAGGCGCCTCGGAACGTGAAGAAGGCGCCGAGTAATGCGGCGCTCGAGGTTGTGCCCGTCGTCGTCGATGTCTCTACCCCGTCGACGAGGAGAGTCAAGGTGAGCGCCAGAGGCGACGTGGTGCCGCTCCAGGCGAAGGCGATGTGGTGGGGCTGGCCAGCGGCGAACCGGACGGTCGCGGTGCGGGTCGCGACCGTGTAGGTAAATCCGCTCTGGACCGCGAACTCGAACCGGAGGGTCCCGGCGGTCGGGTCGTATCTAGCGACTAGGAGGCGACTGTCGCTCGTGACTTCTTGCCAGAGGATGACGGACTCGTCGGGAGGGCTAAACCAGAAGGCGCCACTCCCGGAGTAGGTGCCGCCGTAGCTCGTGCTGTTGGGTGCTTCGTAGGTGCTGGTCGTCGGCCAGATAACGGTCCGCGCCGGGATGCCACGGGCGAGGGAGTCGGCATTGGCGGTAGGGGTGGACGCGGCCGTTGCGGTGAGGTTTACTCGGTCTGAGCCGTAGTCCTTGAGCTGAAGGTTTGAGAGGGTGCCGGCCGTGGTCGGAATGTTCGCCGGGTTGATCTGGTCGTCGAGCTTGTAATACCTGGTCGGGTTGAGAGTTTGGATGTAGTTGTCCGACCAACTATCCGGGCACTTGTCCTGGGATAGTAGACCGAGCGCGTCATAACAATTCACGGTCACGGTCGAGTCGTAGCCGGCGTCGGTGAGGTTCACCGGCCATCCGTCGATGAACCCTCGGAAGATGTTGTAGTAGGTGACCGAGTCAACGGTCGCGTCGATGCGGATCTGCCGGCGTGGGAGAAGGTTCCCGTAGTAGGGACCGGAGGCGTGGGTCGGGTCGAATCGGCGGTCCCGGTTGTCGAACACTACGGTCGCGTTCCCGGAGTCGAAGTTCTGCCAGTCATCGGTCCGGCCGCGGGAAGTGTTCACCGACCGGACGTAGGCGGTGACGTCGGTGTAGGTCGGCGGGTCGACGTAGGGGCCGTCACCGAACGCGACACGGACACGGACCGTGGGCTTGGCCACTATTGGACCTTGATCGGGACGCCGCCGAGGCGCTTCTCGTAGGCTTGGAGGACAGCGACGACCTGCTTACCGATCTCGACCTTGTCGCCGACGCCGGCCTGGACGGTGATCTGGTAGGTGTTGTTCGTGCCTCGTGTGGCGGTGGCGCCGAGGGCGGCGGCGACGCCGGGGAGGGCAAGGCCGACGGTGCCCGCTTCGGCCATGACGGAGGCGAGGTCGGCTTCGAGACCCTGGACGGTGAGGCCACCGGTGCCGGCGAGGAGGTCTTTCGCAACGGCGTTCCCGGCGACCGGGCCGAGGTCGAGTAGTTGTTGGAGGCCAGGGCCGCGAAGGCCGGCGGCGATTAGTTTCTTCAGGTTGCCAGAGAACTCTTTCGCGGCGGCGACCTGCTCCCGGAAGATCTCGCCGTAGCTCTTCGGTTTCTTCGCTTGGGCGTCGGAGACCGCGGTCTCGGCGGCGGCGACCCGGCCGAGCGCCTGGTTGTAGGCGTTGACGTCGTTCGTCTGGCGGGCCTGGTTGAGCTCCTCGTATGCCTTGCGGCGGTCCTCGAGGGCGTCGGTGAGGGCGCGGGTCGCGTCCGCCTGCTGGGAGTCGGCGTCGGAGAGGGCGCTCGACAGGCTCACGGAGCCGGCAATCGTGTCGCGGATGCCGTCGACGTACTGGCGGAGCGCCTGCTTCGCGGAGGTGAGGCGGTCCTTCATCGTCTGGAACGCTTTCGCCGCCTTGTCGACACCGGCGGCGGCCTTCGGGGCGACGTCCGCTATCCCGGAGTAATGCTTCTGGAAGGTGGCGAGGTCGCGGGACGGGACGGGACCCATGTAGTCGTTCAGTTGTTTCTGGGAGGTGATGACGGCGCCGAGCGCCACGTTGTATTCCCCGGTCGACGTCTTGAGCTTGTCGAAGGTGTCCTTCATTTTGAGGTATACCGGGATCGCGGCGAGCGCGGTGACGATGCCGACCCCGGTCGCGATCTGGATAGCGGAGAACGAGAGCCCGAGGGCGAGGTTCGCGGCCGTCGTTATCGCCGCGATCGTGCGCCACGCGGCGAGCGCCGCTCGAGCCGCCAGAATGCCACCGGCGAATACTCCGACGACGGTCCCGAGGGTGCCGAGGAGGGCGGCGTTACGGCCGGCGAAGTTCGCCAGGTTCACGAAATACGGGATGATCGCCTGGAGCGCCGGGAGGAGTGCCGCACCGATCGACTCCTTCGCCTCGTCGACCGTGTTCCCCAGGATCGCGAGCTGGCCCGCCATCGTCTGAGATGCTTCGGCGCCGGCGCCGGCGAAGTTGCGGCGGAGGATGTCGAGGACGTCGGAGAAGGTGGCGCCGTCCTTGATCGCCTTCTTCACCTCGGGCGAGAGGGTGGCGAGTGCGCGTGTGTTGCCTGCGTACCCGCGGGCGAGCGCTTCGGCGACGCTGGAGGTGGACTTCCCGGTTGCCGCGGCCACGTCGATAGAGACGTTCAGAAGGTCCTGGGAGGTGGCGAGGTCTTTCGTGGAGACGGCGAGGGACTGGTACGCGGCGCGGAGTTCGGTGTCCGAGACCGCTACGGAGCGTTGGGTGGCGTCGATGTAGTCCTCGACGGCGGCGACCTGGGCGCGGGTCGCGCCGGTCGAGACCTGGAGCTGGCGGGCGAGGAGCGCCTGCTGTTTCTGGTCGTCGGCGGCGGCCTGGATCGCTTGCTTCGCGAAGAGGGTCGTCGCGGTGGCGGCGGCACCGAACGCGAGCGTCGCCCCGGTGCTCATCCGGCCGAGGCTGTCAGTCGCCTCACGGATCGCCTTGCGGAGCGGGGCCGCGGACCCGGAGATTACAACAGAGATTCCGCGAGCCATAGCGCCATTCTAGAAGTAGACGACGTCGGTGTCGTAGACCCCGCCGATGATACGACCGGCGGCGTCCTTGAGGAGGGCGTCGGGTTGTCTGCCGGTGTCACGCTTCCCGGCGGCGGCGCGGACCGCTCGTGCCTGCTTCACCGGTTGCCCGGACGAGAGGTCGTACTTCTCGATTAGCTCGTTTATGCGCTGGTCGTAGAGGCCGCGGATCTCGTCGACACGCTGATCCATCGCGTCATAGATGAAAGGCTGGGGGGCGATGCGGCGAGCCGGCCATCCGAAGTGGATCGGGCCGGCGTAGGGCACCGAGGCGGAGCCGGCGCGGACCCGCCCGGAAGTGTTGGAGGCGAGGGCGCGGATCGAGTTGGCGAGGGCGCCGGTGCGGTACGGGACGAGACGCTTCGCGCCGAGG